TCAAGTTATGAGTTTTTCTAATTGTTTAATCGTCTTTCTTGCATTCTTGTGAACAATACCTACACCTCCAGCTAATTCCCACTCTCTTATATTTTTTAAATGATCATCAATTAATATATTAGTCTCTGTTGCAAAGTCTTTCTTTTGTTTTCTTTGTACTATATTTACTTTAACAGGTGACGGTTTTAAATGTTTCTTTACCCATGCTTTCTTTCCCGCTACAACGGCTTTGTCATTTTTACATATAGAAGGACAAGCTGATAATATCTGGACATCATATTTACTTATATATTTCCAAAGTACTAATGCGTCTGACATAGGTTCGAGATTTAACCACCATTTCTTTGAAGTACCTGCATCGGATGATAGTACTTTATCTACGTCGCCTTGGTCAATCTTTGTTTTACCTAAATGTCTTGTAATACCACCTAAAAAATTAGCCAACACACCATCCATATCACAAAATATAGTCACCATAGTCATTTCTTCTTTAACAAATTCTTTAAAAGTTTTCACTGATGATTTCCTATTTTATACTCAAGTGTTGGTTCGATAGTCTCACCATCCCATTTGTCTTTCTTTAGCAGAGAACCTACTAAATTAGTTAATCGTTGAATTTCAGTTTCCATATACGAAATTTTAGTATTTTTAGCTTCCAGTTGTGACTCAAGAATGGCCATTCTTGTCTGGAACTGACTTATTTCATCATACATATTATACTCCTAGATTATACCTATATTATACTAAAATGGTTAATAAAATACAAGGAACAACTTGTGTATCACCAATTACCTGACTCTCTAATATTGTGCATTGTGTCCTCAGTTGATTTACTTCTGAAAATTCGTGCATAATACTCTCCTATATGCCTGTTGGTATAATATGTATAATAGTAAGACATCAGCGTGTTATCCTGCGAATACATTTGGAGAACCTTGGGCGATTGATGTACAGCCTGCGATACTATCACCAATTCTACCAGCACCACGACCGTTAACGATCACCGTACTGGAGCCGGATGCGATTGGTGCAGTATGTGGACAACAACACGGCGGACAACCACATGGTTTGAGATGTACTGTGTTAATATCTCCTTGTCTTGACCAAGGAATACCATTGACCAATACATTAGAAGATCCCTGTGCTCGAGATGGTGTGGAACAATGTACTACATCTGCATCTCCGATTCTTGCAGCTGGTGGCATTATGTAATATCTCCGTTGGTTAATTTTGTTGCAATCTCTATAACAGTAGCACTACCAAATACTGAATCATACATGAATTTGTAATAAGGATCCTGTATATGTCCCGAAACCTGATAAGCCTGAATATACTGTTCTAATTTATCAACAGTTGCATTATAATAAGCCATATCCGTTGTAATGTGTGCAGTAAAAGCTGCAAGATGAGTAGCTTGTTGTGCAGAATGAGCTATGAATGGAGCAAAAAGAGGAGTGAGTTTAGATTCCACAATATCATCATTCCAAACTCGAGCATCACCAGTAGCACCACTAACATATGCTTTATCTACATTGGTTAATACAGATAGTGATTGATAAGTTCCAGCAGATAGTGGGTCTGTATTCATATGTGTTTGTGCAGCGGCAATCGTAGTATCTGCTGTGAATAATGTACCAAATAATCCTGTGAGATAGTTAGTGAATGTTATACCAAAACGATTCTCTATATCTGTTATTGCCATAGCCAATCCCATCAGTCCATTCAAATTGGGTTTAATTATACCAGATGGAGGAGAAGGATCTATACCAGACAATAATTCCATATGTAACTTAAAGTTGTCAACATCAGCTTGATTAATATAATTTTTTAAAGTAGTTAGATGTGTATTCAATGTAACGGCATGGTTATAATAATCATTTATCGCCTCATATACATCTGACATATTATGATGTGTATAACCACTTTGACCATCTGCTACTGCATCATGCCATCCTTGTGGTCGCCCAGCGTTAAATCCTCTATTGAGTATTGTCGTTTTTTCAGAAAGACTTGTAGATATTTCTCCTGCTAATGCAGTTTGAATAGTATCAATACGAGCCACCAATGTTGTGATACTAGTAGCTAATGGATTAACAAATGCAGTACCACCCGTTAATGCAGTAGCTAATTGTTTAACGTGTTCTTTTTCCGAGCCGAAACTATCTACTGGAAATGTTGGTTTTAATCCTGTTGTAAATGTAATAGGCATAATATTAGTTCAATGTAATAGTGCCTGCATCCATATCTATCAAAGGACCGGCAGTTAATTTTCTATTAGATGACACATTGGTAGTTTGTGCATCCTCATATATCTCTGTAACAGCTTTCTTAACATTCTCCGTCTTTGTTCCTTTACATACAATATTCCAATCACCGTCTATTTGTTGTTCCAAATTACCTTTAACATATAAATTAGCATTTGCATCAATAGTTATATTGCAATTTCCAATTATATGAATATTATCAGACTTAGCCTTTATAGTGTAATTATCACCAACGATTTTATGAACAGTCGTACCATCCGGATGAATTTCTTCAAATGTTCCTGATTTGTGATATATGTGAATTCTTTCCTTAGTAGATGTATCGTCCCATTCTTCAATATGTCCTGATTCTGATTGTCTTACATGATTTTTAGGATAGTTAGCCGCATATGGAACTTCTGGTTCTGTCCATGTTCCTCCATTAGCTATTGGAATATTCATTCCATTATTAGTTCGTGCATCTTTTTTAATCTGTATAACCGGATGCTCTTTTGTTGAATCTGCAACAGCCAATCTATTTGTATCTGGTTCATTTAATGTGTTTGGATATATACCATTGGGGTCATTAAAACCAAGTACAGGATTAGACTTATCTTCTGGTATTCCACCAAAAGTTCCTATAATTACAGGTTCTTGTGCATTTTTACCATCACGGAAAAAACCAAATACCCATGTTCCCTCTACTGGGCCCATAGGTGTAGTACCAATACCATTCATAGCTGCAGATGTTATTGGTTGACTTGGTGTTGCCCATGGTAAATCAGCAGTAGGAATTCCAACACCCTCTTGTTTATTATCAGTATGGTATCCTAAAATACGAACACGACAACGACCTAACTTCAATGGGTCTACTCTATCCTCTACGACACCCTGCCACCATACAAATTCACCGTACATTATTCTTTACTCCTATATGAGGGAACATCACCTAAAGCATCTTTTGTAACATCAGCGACCATTGTATATACTGGTTTACCACTATTCCATTCAATCATATGCCTCAATGCTGTAATTAAATAAGTTCCAGATAAATACTTATCAACTAAATCATCTGGATTTTTTACTTTACCCGGATTTTGTTCTAATACTTTTTCTGGTGATGGTACAGTTATATCAACCGTATGCCCTACTCGTAAATATGATTTACCAGAAAAAGTAATTCTTAATTTTATTTGATTTAAACCAAGTATCAATGTATTTCTTTTTAATTTCCATTCTTCAACTTTATTATCATATACATCATTATTATTTTTTGAATACATTTGATTATGTTTTGGATGAAACATAACTTTACTATCATAATATGATTGTATATTATCACCTTTATTCAAACCAACTTCTTGTGGAGCAAATGTAAAACGATCAGCGACATCATAATATGTCTCAGTCGAACTTATAGGCATATATTTATCTGTATGAGTAATATCAGATGCATAAGCTTGAGTTAAATTATATGTATGTTGTTGGATTTTCTTTTTTACAATATCATGTGTAATTAATTTAGAAGCATATAAACCATTTTCAATATTTCTTGTAGTATTAAATTGATTAATAATTTCTAAATTATCTAATTGTGTTTTACCTTTGACTAATTGTTCCATTTTTTGATTGGAACTAATAATAGGTGAAAATATAAATTTCTGTTTAACTTTTTGTGTTAATAAAGTTTCAATACTTTGAAAATAAGTAACACCATTAGATTCCCAAAACAAATAATTTGGTACATTATTGTTATTTATTGCCCTTTTTGCTAACCAATTAACAGCCTTAAATGGTTTCCAGTTAGGAATAACAATGTTCTCTAAGCCAGAAGTTTTTTCAATAATTAAATCTTGAACTTCATCAATATCCAAATAGTCATAATAAATATCATTAACAATTTGTGATATAGTTTTTCCTCGCCAAGAACGACTAACAGTAGTATTACTATTTACAATATCTTGCTCGGAAGTAAGATGAAGAAGGTATAATTGTTGTCGATCTTTAGCAAGATGTCTGTTAGCTATTGAAACGGTATACATTGGACCGGGAGCTATACCAACACCTTCACCATCAACAGATTTACTATGTGCAATAAAATTAAGATATTCCTCACCGAGTATGGGTGCTTTTTGTGGAAGATTAATAGAATCATTAAGAAGTATATCCATAGTAACACTATCACCAAACAAATCTTCATATATATTTATACTAACAAAAAGTTTTTGAAGATCAAAAGTTCCTGTCGGTGTTACTAATTCTAAAAATTCAAATCTTACGTCAGCTGCGCGTTCTTGTGTTTTAGCCATATTATTTTAACAATTCTTTAAGTTCTTTAACTACATCACCAACATATTCTGGTCGAATGAGAGTTAAATTTCGTTTTGCATCATTTAATGTTTCTTCATGCACAAAATTAGTAATAGCAGTTGCACCAGATGCTGTTGAATCAACTTGGTATTTATCTGCATCTTCGTAGTGATGGGTGTTATTAATATTGGCCGCACCATATTTCTTATCAACAAATTTCTTTAATACAAAATAAGTTAATGGCCAATCATAATATGGATTAGTTGCTTGTTGTGCATATAAAACAACCCAATGTAATTCCGTATCACCATAATACTTATATGCAATATATTCTGGTGTTTCACCATCTATTATTTGATGTTGGGCAAAAAAGGCTTGATTTTTTATAAAATTTACTTTTAAACGAACGCGTTGAAGTAAATTTGTTATAACATCCACATTCTCATTGTTTTTAACACCACGAACATCATAATTAATTTTATTGAAATATTTAAAGTATGCCATACTAATATCCTTGTTTTATTTCACGTTGAGTAATTTTCACGGTTTCTGTGAAAGCTAAACTAAGATTATATGAAACTGGTCTACCATCTCTTAATGCTACATAAAATCCTTCTGGTGAATAATTAGTAGAAACATTCGTACATACGCAATTATATAGTTTTGGTAAGAATTTATGATCTACAAATTCATTATTTACATTCATTTTAAAATCTATACTAAATTCATTTGGAAATGTATAAAGTCCATCACCAAGCCATCCACCAACAAAATTTGGTCTGGAATGAAATCTAAACATTTTAATAATATTATCTATTTCTTTTCCTTCTGCTTCACTAGCAGGAGCAAATGCAAATTCAAAAGTAAAACTTCTAAATCCTATTCCATTAAATAATTGCTCTTCATAAGGATTTTCTGTAAATCTTCCTGCAGCTCTTAATCCATTACCAACACCTTCAAACATTGAAGCTATACCAAGAGCCCCAATAGCACCTGCTGCTAATGCACCACCACCTACAGCAACTGCTTTGGCAAGACCAGTAATCGTGCCACCAGAAAAGTTTTTAACAATATCAACAGCAGAACCTTGACCTCTTAATCCTTGTTTTATCATATTGCCTAATCCATTAAGTTCTGCTGCTCCCCATGATGCACCTTCTTCATACTGTACAGAACTAGGCATATATAAAAAACAATGTTCAAGATTTTTAGGTTTTTGTTGCATTGCTTTCATTTGTGTTGTTACTACTTTACCCACTTTTTTCAGTCCTTTTTTTGCACCTTCTGCCATTATTCTTGCACCTTCCCACCAAACATCACCAACAGTACGGTTACCATCTTCTGCTTGAGTAGTTGCATAATCTGCGTCTCGATTCTCTCTTGCTGTATTGTCAGGATGAACATACGAACCTGAAGAACCTGTTTTTAACATCCCATTTTTATGTATCATTTCTTGTCTATGTTGGTCTGCTTCTGCTTCTGCTATAGCCTTAGAATTATCTGCCTCTGCTTGTAAAGAAATACCACCTTGCTTGACAGCAGTAAAATGAATACATTCTTGAAGTATGGGTGTTACATTATCACTATTAAAGTTATCTAGGTGTATCGGATACCTATGCGTTGGTAAAGTCTGACCTTCCTTATCGGCGACATCCCCTCTTTGTTCTTCGTATATTTCTGTGATTGATTGATTTGGCATTTCCTACTCCTATTATAAATACTGGAACTATACTATATTTATAAAAGTTTTATGAAAAAATATCCAAGAGTCGGTCGTTACATAGTTCAAAATAAAGAAAAATATGTGGCAAATCTTCAAGAATGTCAATACCGTTCAACATGGGAATTGAAGTATATGAAGTATCTGGACACTCACCCCAACGTAATTGAATGGGGTTCTGAAAATGTCATTATTCCATATTATAGTCCAGTAGAGAAGAAAACCAGACGATATTTCGTTGATTTTTATGCTAAAGTAAAATCTAAGACAGGAGAATATAGAAAATATATCATTGAAGTCAAACCAGCAGACCAATGTAAACCCCCCAAGAAACCAAAGAAACAGACTCCGGGATATATCAAGAAACTCAAAGCTTATATAATGAATCAGGCAAAATGGAAGGCTGCTCGTAAATGGGCTGAGAAACGAGGATATGAATTTGTGATTATAACCGAAAAAGAGCTCGGAATCAAGACTAAAAAATCCAAGAAAGTGTTATAAATATATACATGGCAACATTAAGACAAATAAAAGGAAAAGAAGTAACACGATTAATTCCCGGTAAAATGTATATTTATAGATACATGGCTAGTAGCGACACAAAATATTATAATAAGTTTCCATTAATATTTATGCTAAGAAAACGAAAAGGTTTATATGAAGGTATTGATTTTCATTATCTAGCCCCTAAAGAAAGAATCAAGTTATTTGAAAATATGAGGCCATTTTTTTCTACAACAGATATTATTACAGAAAAGACTATATTATTTGTTAAGGCATTTCAGAAAATTATACTAATATCAAAGAAATTCAGAGGTGCTAAAGTTTCTTTTAGAAAATATAAAAAAGATAATATTAAATCAAAAATCATAGAAGTTCATCCAGCGGACTGGTTATTATCATTAGAACAACCAGCAGAAATGTTTATTACAAGTGAAGGAAAAAAAGTGAATAGTATGTTAGTTTGGAAAGAATCATTAAGACTACAAAGGATATAAAAAATGGCAGATAAATGGTCAATAGATAATTCAACTGGAACCGTTAATATGGGGATCTGGGATCAAGCCGAAGAGGGTAAACTAGCTGAAAAAAAACTAATAACACCGGATAATAGTATAAACAGAATGATGTCTCAAGTAAAAAGGTCTAATTTATTTTCAAGACCTTATTTATATTATGTTACAATTACACCTCCTAATAAACTTCGTGGAGATTATTCAAAACAACTAAAAGAAATAGCATTGAATTGTGATACTGTTTCAATTCCAGGTCAGGTGATAGCAACAAAACCAACACCACAGATGGGTGCATTTTCAACGGCAGAATATGCTTATGATAAAATAGTAGAACCAATAACCCTGACGTTTTATGTAAGTGATGATTTAAAAGAATTTAATTTTATTAAAGCATGGATGGACTTAATGATTGTTAATACGCGAGTTAGTTATTATACGGATTACATTGGTACAATAACAATTCATCAATGTTCCGGTGTTGCAGAATCAGACGGTGAGGATTTAAAAGTTATGTTATCTGCAAAACTACTTGAAGCATATCCAAAAACAGTTACACCACTAGCTTTAGGTCATGGTCTTGCCAATAGTATTCAAAAAGTATCTACAAATATAACATACCGTGATATTAAATATACAGATCATACTGGCCTTGTACCAGAAAATTCTTCTTTAAATACGTTCAATAACTTTCAAAGACATATTGACAAAGCTAAGGCAAAAGCAAGTGAAACTGGATCGACTATGGGACATTTCCTTGATAGTTTATCTTTACCAAAATTGTCAACAATAGTAAGAGGAAAAAATATGATCGGAGGTATTAGTATTTAATTATTATTTAATTATTATTTCATAAAAGGAGCGAATGAAATGGCATTACCAACAATCGCAGTACCCAAGTATCAATTAAAAATTCCGTCATCTGGAAAAGAAGTAAATTATCGACCGTTCTTGGTCAAAGAAGAAAAGATTCTTCTTATTGCTATGGAAAGTGATAAAGAAGAAGAAATGACAACGGCAATTAAAGATATAATTCATAATTGCGTATATGAGGATCTTGATGTAAAAAATATGCCGATGTTTGATATTGAATATATCTTTTTACAATTAAGAGCTAAATCAAAAGGTGAAATTGTTGACTTATCGTTTGAATGTGGTAAATGTAAAAAACCAATTGCTATACAAGTTGATTTATCAAAAATAGAAATAACCAGAACAGAAGGACATGACATTAAAATACCATTATCAGATGATGTTGGTGTAATTATGAAATATCCTTCAATGGACATACAAAAGGTTATTAGCAAAGAAAATAGTGATGTAGAAAATATATTCACTACTATTTCATTTTGTATAGAATCTATTTGGGATAAAGAAACAGTATATGCTTCAAAAGATCACACTAGAGAAGAATTAAATGAATTTATGGAATCATTACCTGATGAATCCTTTACTAAAATTCAAAACTTCTTTGATACAGTTCCCGTGTTAAAACATGAAGTTGAATTAAAATGCACATCAAAGAACGGTAAAGGAAAAAACGCTAGTATATGTGGTTGGAAGGATACTAAGACTCTGGAGGGTCTTGGATCTTTTTTCGAATAAGCCTCGGACAGGAATCAATAAGTAACTATTATAACACTAATTTTAGTTTGATGCAACATCATAAGTATTCATTGGTCGAGGTAGAAAATCTAATTCCATGGGAACGTGAAATTTATATAATGTTATTAATGAAACACATTGAAGAAGAAAACGAAAGACAAAAACAACAACAAGGATAAACCATAATGGCTGACGACAATTTAAAAGACTTAACAGCTGCACAAAAGCAGACTAATGAAACTCTGTTAAAAATTAATGAGAACATTAGAAAACAATTAGAAGGTGTTAAAGAAGCTGTTAAAGAACCGCCTAAAGATATAGAAGCAGAAAAAGAGAAAAAAGCTGAGAATAAAAAGTTTTTAGAATCTCTGAAGGGCATACTTAAAAGTGCTGGTAGTGGAATGGCAGGTACCGGTAAAGCTGCAAAAGATGGTATTAAAAAAATGTTTAGTAAGTATAAGAAACTTATTGTCGGTTTATTAGGTGTTGGTTTAATTGCTTTATTTACACAATTAGATATAAAACAATTAGAAAAATTCTGGAAGGCGTTTAAAGGTGCATTAGAAGAAGTATATAATGTACTACAACCGATCGCCGCAAGTATAGCGACATGGGGGATGAAAACTCTCCTACCAGCTACAATTACATTATTTAAAGAAGAATGGGATAATTTAACACAGATGTTTGATGGAATTAAAGAACAATTAGCTGGTTGGGATGATAAAACAGGGACAGAAAAATTTACAGCAATTCTTGGTGTTTTTGGAGAGGTCGGTACTTTTGTTGCGAACACAGTTGATGAACTGTTAGTCTGGGGTGCAAAACTACTTGGTTATGACGGTTCATTAACTAAAGATATTAAAGCAAAATGGGAAGAATGGTTTGGTACGAGTGAAGATGGAATTGTAAGCAAGGTAGGTGGAGTATTTAAATCTATTGCTGGTTTGTTCGTATTAGGAAAAATCATTGGTGGAACAACTGGTTCTTTACTTACTGCACCATTAAAAGTTGCAATTATGGGTGCAAAAGGTGCCGGTGGTCTTATTGGTAAACTTGCTGGTGCTATGGGTAGTGCGATGCCAGCGGTTGGAACAATTGCTAAAGGACTTGGTATTGCTGGATTAGTTATAGCTGTTGGTAAAGGAATATTTGACGGTTATAAGAAATGGGAAGAAGGTGGAACTGTTAAACAGGTATGGGAGGCTGGCTTATCAGGATTTATGCAAGCTTTAACATTAGGTATGATATCAAAGGAAACTGGTGATAAATGGGCTAAAGGAATTACAAATTTCTTTGGTGATATATATGATACTATGTTTGGCAAGACTCAAAAAGAATTAACTCAAAAAGAAATAAAAGAATTAAGAGAATTAAAATCTGGTAAAAAATATAATGAAATGTCCCAAGAAGAAAAAAATGCAGAACAAGAAAGACTAAAACAAGAACAACTTAAAAGAAGAAGAGGAGGTGCATCCTCTGCTGTTGCTAAAGGTGATCTAAAAGGAATAGAAGCTGAAATACAATCTGTATATAATGAAATGGATGCTGCTAATCTAAGAAAGGAAAATGCTCCCGGTGAGCGGAAGCAAACATTGACCAGACTTAAAAAAAGACTCGACCAACTTAAAGCTGATCAGGCGGCTATATATGATGCAAAGAAACCATCTATGCCCATAGTAACACCTGTAAAGCATGATGCAAAGAAACCATCTATGCCCATAGTAACACCTGTAAAGATTGAGAAAGGTCAAATTGATTGGGGATTTATTTCTAAAAAAGAAGGTGGTTCAAAATTAGAAGGCTATGTTCCTGACCCAACAGGTTCTAAATCTGGTGTAACAATTGCTACAGGGTTTGATTTAGGTGCAAGAGGTCCACAAGATATTAAAGGTTTATCACCAGAACTGCAAGCTAAACTGGCACCATTCCTAGGACTTAAAGGTGAAAAGGCAGTAGTAGCTTTAAAATTTCGCGAATTAAAGATTACTGCCAAAGAAGCCAAAGAAATTGATAAGATGTCAAAAAGTGGTGCTCTTTCTAAACTCAAAAGAGAATGGAATGCGAATGCTAAAAAGATGGGTGGAAAAATGTTTAGTGATTTAACTTCAGCGCAAAAAACAGTTGCTGCTTCTGTTGCATTTCAATATGGAAGTTTAAGTGAAACCCCAACCTTTCAAAAATTAGCACAAAGTGGTAATTGGACAGGAGCTACAAAAGAGTTAGAAAATTTTGGTGATAAATATTCTACAAGAAGGGAAAGTGAGGCTGCTCTTTTAAGAAATGAATCAGGTATGATGTTAGCACAAGCACAAGCACAAAAAACACAGGGAGCAGGTGGAGGTGCTGGTGGTTCTACTAACATGACACAAATAAACAAAGGTGGGGATAATAATACCTATGAAGTTGCTACTTCAGCAACAAATTCTTATGTTGCAGAAAGTCATGCAAAGTAATAACGGGGACCGAAGTCCCCGTTACCAGTTTTATTGTTCTGCTAGCTTCTTAAAGTAATCCAAAGAATCATCAGAAGATGATTCCTTCACATCAGGTTCTACTGCATCCTCAGAATCAATAGTTTCTTCAAAATCAGAACTAGAACCAACCACAGTATTAAACCGTGCTTCCAATTCTTGATAAGATTTGAAATTATCAGCACTTACCAACTCTTGAAGTGCATATTGTTGTTTCCAAATAGCTTCACACTTTGCATCATCACCATCAAACAATTTAGACTGACCAGCAAACTCTGACTTATCATAATTTGCATAGCCTTCTACTTGACGGATTTTAAGTTTAAAGTTCGCACCCTCCCAAAAGTCAAAAGGATTTAGTGGTGTTTCATCTTTGAACTCTGGATTCATGACACTAGTAATTTTCTCAAAGATTTTCTTACCATAACGAAACAAGAATACTTTCCCCTCATTCTCTGCATTAGCACTATCCTCCAATACGAGAATATTTGAATAATAACTCAATTTTCGTTTACGATCTCTGGCAATATTTTTATCTGATTCAATACCAGAGTTCCAGAGAGCTGTGTTTGCTTTTGATACAGGATCATCTTTACCAAGAGTGGTCAAGGAATTTTCAATGTACCATCCACCAGGACCTTTGAAGCCGTGTGACCACATTTGAACCCAAGGTACATCTTCATTGTTTGAGGCAGGAAGGAAACGAATAACGGCATAACCATTACCAGACTTATCACGTTCACACTTCCAGATTCTATCATCACCATATGAAGGTTTTTCTGCAAGTTTTTCAACTTGTTTAGAGAGGGATTCTAGGTTGGATATTCTATTCTTTTTTAAATCTTTAAAACTAGACATATATTACTCCTTAAATTTAATATTGCGTTGTATTATTTGTATTACTTAGTATCATTATATAGGTTATTATCCTCCTTTCTTAAATTGGAAGTTTTGTTGATTTCTTAAACATATTAAGTTCTGTTGCTTCCGCTTCAATTTTGTCTTTAATAGATTTGTTTAACATCTTTGCTATTATTTCAATTTCACCATCAACTTCATTAGTATATTCTAAGATAGCTTCCATATATGTAATATTTTTTTTCTTTACAAGTTCTTCTATTGTCAAGGAAATATCAATACTCATTATTTCATCACCTTTACATTATCACAAATTCCGAGTTTTTTTGCTTCTTTACCACTCAACCAGACATCATGGGGTGGTAATAGATATTCTCTAATTTGTTTCTCATTTAGTCCAGTACATTTTTTGTAATGCACTAGCATTCTTTCTGTTGTTAACTCATATTCTCTAACCGTCGAAAACAGTTCGTGTTCTTTGCCATAAGATCCCCAAGTGTATTGATGACTCATTATAGATGTATTAGGTGTTAATGTTCTATGTCCTTTTTCCCCAGCAATAAATATTGCAAAAGCCGCTGAAGCAATCATACCCAACCCAACGGTTCTTATTGCTATTGGACTACCTCTCATTATATCAATTACTGCAAAAGCTGCATTTAGATCACCACCGTTAGAATTAATAATAAGCTGTAAATATTTTGCTTTTGGTTTTTCTAAATTCTTTGCTATAATAAAAGAAATTAAATCTCTACAGCTTTCATCATTTACAGAACTCATAAACAAATATATATCATTATCATCCGGTGTTGTGTTAGGAGTTGTTTCGTTTGATTTATTATTTGCCATGGGTGTCCTTTCTTAACGATTAAGGGCATCTATGTAAAATACATGGTCGCCAATGGTAGAGAATTTTAACATTCTCTTGTTCCAGTATGGATTTACATCTATTCTATGATAATGTGTTGCACCATGCAAAAAATCTTTAATAGGATTCTTTAACATGGCTCTGGCTATTAGATAAGATATTTCCCACGACATCTTATCTTTTGGTTTATCACTTTTTCCATCACAATACCAACTAAAATGACATTTATGTAATACTATTTTTCCATTCTTTTTTTGTGCTTGTTTTACAACTTTACAAATACTATTTGGAAATCTTTTACTTTTAACTCTATTTATAGTAACTAATGCTACGGCTATTTGTCCTTTTACTAATTGATCTCTTGCTTCAAAATAAATATTTTTAGCTAAACAATTAATCTCATTTGTAGTATGACTAGCAGTATATAATATATTATTATTCCAGCTCCAACCACTACAAAAAATCATAATAAAACATAATAAAATAAGCTTTTTCATATTATCACCAAAAATAAATAAAACTCCAAATAATACCACTTAATAATGTAAGATCAGCTATCACACACCAAACAATATAAAGTTTTAATAACAACTTTGAATGTTTACTTTTCTTTATCTTTTGAAATAAATTTCTCATAGTTTAAAAAAAGAAAAGAGGGTGGGGTTCCTAAGAACCCCTAATTAATTCGTAAATATAAATTTAGTCCTTAATATTTTCCCTCTCTATCTTCCGACCAACGGGGGTATGCCGTTTAAGCTGAATAAAAACTATTCAACGTCTTCCTAATAGACCGAACAGTTTTTGCACCACCATCAATGTTGGCATTCTTAAAAGATACTTCACCAGTCGCTGGGCTAGTGTACATTTCTACCCATCGTGGTAGGCCGGTCAATTCAGACTCACGCCTGGTAATCTTCCGTGCATTTTTCTGTCCTACTTTAGGCATTCCATGTTTTTTAGTCATACTCATACTTTGCTCCTTTTCAATTAACAAATAATGATGAACCATTCATCACTTCACAATAATCAACACTTAGTTGATTTCCTAATTGTTATATACATTATAACAAATTATACTACATAATACAAGGAAAAACTTTATTCTTATGGTGTGATCCAGATGCTGTAAAACACCCATACTAAAACAATCGATACTACTATTAAACCACCATCAAATAATTTCATAACTTCACCTCTAAAAGTTAGTAGGGGATTTCTGTTGCCAGGCTCCCCTGAACCCCGTCAGCTTACGCTGCCATTGCGTACTCATAAGAGTCAGCATTTATGATGTGGCCTATTGATAACGAAGCCTTAGGCCAACTCCGTGCTGTCTTATAGTTTCCATTCTCCTGTCGAAACTATTTCACCCCCATATTGTTAACTTGAGGAGTCGCTGATCCTTCCGTTATCCGATTAGTTTCACAATCGTAGTCAGCATCTAAATATGGTGGAGGTGTCGGGTATCGCACCCGAGTCCAAAAAAACTTTCACTCTAAGATTATACAGCAATTTATATTATTTATAACTTTACGGAAAACACATGCTTTCCACTACGATCACTGCTTTCCCAGGTCCTTGCCCAGAAAACTAAATTTGCTTTCATAGCATCAATAATTTCTTCATTACCAGACCAACCTCCAGTAATTAAAGTATACCAAACAGTCCCATCACCACGATCTTTAATTTTGCTGTTAATGATGGAAATGTTTCCATACTCCCAAATATTATAGATATACTTAAATAATTCCATCTGCCTTTCAGGACCAATTACTTCAAACTTTTGAATATATTCTAACTCATTATCAGTAGGATATCTATTCATTTTTTACTCCCAATTATCTACTTTGCCACCTTTTTCTTTAATTTCTTTCTTTAGCTTTTCTTTACGTTCTTCAAGCTCTTTATGCCTTTTCTTTAATTCTTCAAAATCATTAATAGTTTCAAGCTTAGCTTCCATACGATTCCCCATTACTTGAAGTTCTTCTACTAATCCCAATAGATAGCTATAATTTTTAGTTTCGTCGCATTTACGAACTTCGTCAAGTACAGTGCACATTGTTCTGTGAGTATACATTTTACTTCTCCTTAAATTTCAAAACTTTAGGGTCTAATTTATCAAATAATTCTTGTTTTGTTCCAGTATTTAAAATAGTCAAATCATAATCACTTTCTTTCATTCCGTTTTCGCTTGAATGACTACTTTTCGTTATTGGTTCGTTATCTCTCTTTATTTGAATAACAATACCTCCTTTTTGTCTTATCCAAAAGGCCTCATTAGAAAAACGTACATCAGTAATTACAACTGAGGATCCATGAGCTTGTCGATAAAACATTTCAGCATTTTTAATCCAAATATTAGGGTCAATAGAACGTGCAACGTCTGTACCCAACAACTGATAAAGTTCTCTAGGAGACCTACCCCAAGGTTCAATAACTTTTTCTTTGTTCTTTACTTGCTCATCAGTCAAGTTGAACATAGCCTTTGCACCCTCTTTAAGAGGTTTTGCAAAATAATAATGAGCAAACAGGTAATTATCCACTAGATATTTTCCAGCAGTATCTTTACCACTTCCTGCTTTTCCAGCAAATCCAATTAATGCTGGTTTACCTTCTTTATAAATTCTTTTCATTGTACGGCTCCACTTTAAAATCATAAAGAATAGTATTTACTAGAAGTCTTTTACACATTTCTTCTACTTTTTCTTTTGTTGTATCGTCTTTTGTCGTTAAGTAAAACGATTGTCCTATTTTTAATTCAGAAGCTTCATTAAACCCAAGATCATGTAAACAATTTAATACTACTCCTTCATCTGATCCTTTTACACCGGGTCTTAATAATGTTGTAATTGTCCATTTCAACAGCCACAATCCTCATCTAAAATAATTTTCATTTTAACAGCCCTCCCTTTCCTCTTCATCCATTTTCTCTATTTCATCCCATGTTGGCTTATCTTTACTCCTAGTTTCATCATCAAACATATTAGAATCTAATACATCATCTTTACTTTTCTTCAAATCCTTTAAGACCATTTCAAAAACATCAATTAATTCATCAACATCTTCACCAATAAATCTTAATGGTGTTTTAGAAATATCAGTAAAACCAGTAACCTTTCCATTTTCATAATAGGCTTCAACCACTTCGTAAATAACTTCTTTGTTGTGTTTTGTTTTTAAAATTCTATAGTTCCAAGACATTTAATCTTTCCCCTCATAAAATCTATCATGATTTAATACATCTTCAATTGTTTGTTCAGCATAACCAAAACCTCTTAAAGCAGGTTCTATGATACCATTTAAAATTTCATGAATATTCATATCAATTATATTTTTTGAAATAGTTATAGTTCTTTCAACACCATCTACAATTTCTGTTAAAGTAATGCTTGTTTCATTTGGAATATATGGTTTTGTTTCAGTCATAATAAAATTCCTCTAATTAATTATGTAACGATTATACTAAATATTGACACCAAATACAAGGAAAAAGTTAAATTTAGATAAGTCCTTGAAAAATAAGGGGTTTTTATTTAAGCGTGTAACTTGATTAAGTTAACTTCTTTGAAAACAAGGGTTTATAAGTTCTTGAAAATAAACGTCTTTTAAGACGCCTAGGAGCCGTTTTAAGCGTTATTTAATTAAAGCCATACTCTAACCCTCATTTTCTATAATATTGCCTTAAATCGCATCTAAACCGCATATTTGGCGAGATTAAGCTCAAACTCCTTCAAACGCTTATGAATGCTTCTCAATTCCGTTATAGTAGCAAATTGGTACAAAAACACACCGAAGCCTTCATGAACTTTGGAAAATGCGTTACTTATTTGAACTACAACTCCCAGAGTTATTAATTTAGTAAATAAGCCGGGCCCGACTAAAAGGTAAGGAACTATAACCATAAACTGGTCATAGCTATTTGTCCATATGTCTAAATATCCATAGTGATTAAAAAGTCTATGATAATTAAAACGTATTCCTGTAAATAATTCTAGTACTGTTTCTGGTAAGGCATAATTAACTTTGTCATCTTCACCTAACACTAAATCTTTTCTAAATGCAGCTTCAACTTTTTGGTTATTGTATTCTAGGCCGGGTAATTTGATACCAACAAACCATGTAATAATTAATCCTCCAATAGAGATAACAAACGTATACCAGACTAATGAACCTTCAATAATGCCAAAAAATGTTATATCCGTTTTAGAACTCAATGCCCATAATACAGGAATAAAAGCTATCAATGTCATTATAGAACGAACTATTTGTAACCCAAGTGATTCAACTATTCTTGCAAATCTATTACAATCTTCTTGTATTCTTTGTGAAGCACCTTCTATATCTTCTTTAACATTTCTCCATCTGGGAAGATAATCAAATGTTATAGCTTCCCTCCATCTTAAACCATATATTCTTGTAAACCAATTAGTAATTGTTGCTATAATAACATATGGCATAGCTAACATCAGAAATGATTTATCTTCCATATTTATTGATATAAGCTTCTGATAAAATAAATCGATACCTTCTTTTGGCTTAGTTACATAAGAAGCAGAGTTTTGCATTAAATCGTAAAAACCAGAATACCATTCATTAATCATAACAGTAATACTAACTTGTATCCATAAAGAACTCAGAAGAATCAATAACCCACCCCAAGACCACAATGCCCATTTTCTTGTTATAAAAAATGATCTAAACATTAATCATAATCCTCGTCTGTATATTTTGGAATAGCATCCTCATACCATTCTTCCATTCCACCACTTTGTCCTGAACAATCAAGTCTTACTAAAAGATTATATTGTCTTACAGGAATATCTTCAAGGTTAATTGATAATGGTCTATTACAACTTTTACATTTTATTCTTTGTGGTTTTATATTCGAAGCAACTAAAGAAGGGATATTTGTTGACTGAAAAAAATTATTAGACGCATTTATATGACCAACAAATATATGATTTTTTTCTTTACAGCAAGGACAATAAAACCTAATTGTATCATAAGTATTCATAATAAACCTCTTGTTAAAGTTAAATGAAGCTCCGCACAGGATTCGAACCTGCAATGAGAATTAACTCGGATGATTACAAATCACCTCCCGTAGCCATTTGGGTAACGGAGCATATTTAATCTATTTGTGCTTTCTGTAATTTACCAGAGAAATCAATTACCATATTCTTACACCACGTTACGGATTCAAACATCATACTCCCTGCTTCTCTACTACTAATAGGACTAGTATCTTTAATACCACCGAAGTTTTGACCAACTTCTGCACCAATACAGCTTGTATTAACATATGCTAAACCAGTCTCAACTTCTTTCATAAATTTAAAACTTTCATTTATATCTTTTGTGTATATCGCTGCACTCAATCCATACTTAGTCCCATTCACAATATCTATTGCTTCATTCAATGTTTCATATTCAATAATAGCAACGACAGGTCCAAAGATTTCTTCTTGTGCTAATTCATTATTTGGTTCAATATCGCCGAAGATAGTAGGAGCATAAAACCAACCTGGCACTGGCAATTCTATTTTATATCCACCTGTTATCAAATAATCACCGCGTTCGATAGCTCTCATTACAAACCATTCAACTTTATCTGATGCTTTCTTATTAATCAATGGTCCTACATCAGTAGTTTCATCTTTTAATCCATCACCAATATTCAATAAGTTTGTTCGTTCAACTAATTTTTCTGTAAGTTCTTTTTTAACTTTTTTATCAACAATAACTCTACTACAAGCTGTACATCTTTGTCCTGTGGTACCAAAGGCACCAAATATTATACCCTCAACAGCAAGGTCAAGGTCAGCATTTTCTGTTACTGTGATTGAATTTTTTCCTCCAAGTTCAAGTGAATATTTCTTTCCAAGTTTTGAACATTCTTTAGCAATTAAACTACCTGTTGCAGAGGAACCTGTGAATGAAATAACTTTCACATCTGGATGTTTTACTAGAGGCATACCCGCACTTGGCCCATAACCAGTTACAACATTAAATACACCAGCTGGCAACCCTGCTTCTTGGAATACTTCAGCAAGTCTGATAACAGACCACGGTGTATCTTCTGCTGGTTTTAAAACTACTGTATTACCTGCAACGATAGCAGGAAATGCTTTCCATGCAGGAATTGCTATTGGAAAATTCCACGGAGTAATCATACCAATTACACCATAAGGTAATCTGGCACTCATACTCCATTTGTTTTTCATTTCAGATGGTACTGTTTCACCTGTCAATCGTCTACCAGCACCAGCTGCATAGTAAGCAATATCTATTGCTTCTTGAACATCACCACGGGTTTCAGCTAACACTTTACCCATTTCGGCTGTCATATTTTTAGCAATACATTCTTTATCTCTTACTAAAATCTCTGCGGCCCTGAAAAGAATCTCTGCTCTTTTGGGTGCAGGTACGTCTTTCCAAGTTTTGAATGCTTCCATGGCACATTCAACCGCATGGTTAATATCACTCTCACCAGAATTTTGAAAACTACCAATTACATTTGTAATATTTGCTGGATTAATATTTTCAAAAACTGTTTCCGCATCACTATAAAGCCACATACCATTAATATAATTTTTATATATCATAATAAAACTCCTTTTTTATCCCACAATAATTACCGAAGTTAGTAAAATTTCAGCATGAGCTGAAAATATTTCATCTGTATTATTTTTATCAACATATTCTACTGCACCGCCTGCTAATGTAAATGTTCCAATAGTAACCGCAGGACTAGCAGATGTTTGAACTGTTACTAATCTAGCAACTGTGCCAGAATTATATACTCGCACCATTGTAGCATTGCTAAGATTTGTTCCAGTTCCTGTAGTAGTTGGTGATGCAGTTTCTGTACCCTTTATTTTAATCATTTTACTATCCTCTTGTTATGGTTACAATTTTCTTAATTTGTCGATCAATAATCTCTTTTCTATTCGGCCAGCGGATATACTCATCTTCTGGACTTTTTCTCAAATTATATAACAAAGGCATAATCAACTTTTCCAATTTCAACATTTCTTCTTTATGTTTCTTTTGAAGAATATCTAATTGTGATTCATCGCCTTGTCGCAACTCAATTAATTTATCAATCTTTTCTTCCAAACCAGATGGTATTGTTCCTCCTTGATCCGCTACTCTACTCTTTACCTGATTTTCAAATTCTTCAACTTCTTTCTCATCAACAAAATTAAAACCAAAGTCAAAATCATCATCATAATCATCAAAATTAAAATCTTCTGACATTTTACTTCTCCTTAAATTTCGAAACTTTTCGTTATATCAAAATCTTCATTCAGCTCATGTCCAACATATCCTCTTGGATTACAAAGAATTCTTGTTTCACCAATCATATAATCACTTGAATTATGACAATGTCCGTGAATCCAAACCTTCGGACCATTTGTACTAATAAACCTATCAAGATTATTAGTGAAATATGGGTTCAAACTATCACCAACATATTGTGAATCACCACTTTGATGACTCGGTGCCCAATGGGTAACTACAACTTCAGTACCCATTCCACTAATACTATTGTCAAGAAAAGCAAATGATTTATTAAACTCCAATGCCATCTGGTCTGGTGTCCACATTATAGTTCCATCATATGTAGTTTTATTAAAATCATTAATACAACGACTCGCTTGTCTAATTACATTTTCATCATTACCAAAATTAGACCACAATGGAGTACCAATAAAAGTTTGCCCTAGAATATTAATTTTTCCTTCCAAAAGTAAATGAATTTTAGGATATTTTAAAACTTCCATTTGCATCTCTTTATAATCACGACAAATATTACCACAATGATAAAACTCGTGATTACCAGGAGTAAAAATAATATAAGGAAATGGTAATGTTTCCATCCACTCAAACATTTTGGTTCCTTCACGACCCCAGACATCAATATCACCGGCCAATATCAAAACATCTGCTGGTTCAAAATCATCTTTTGACATTTTACCAAACTCTAAATGCAAGTCACTCATATATATAATCTTCATAATATAATTTATCCTATTTGAATTACCTGAGGATTTTTTTTCATAATATTAATTAGCTTATCTATATACTTATCAGAATCAAAAATAGATTTCTTAAAAACTTGGACTTCGAATGAGTCTCTAACAGCAACCAGTATTACTAACTGCTCGGGAATACATCCTGTCATTTCATAAAATGCAGCTGCATAAAATGCTGTTTGAATCCAATAATCTTCAATCCATTCTTCTTTCTTTGGTTTCCTTGAAGTCTTAAAATCAATAACTGATAATACTCCATTATATTCAGCAACACAATCTGCTGTTCCGGCTACTCTTAATTTATCACTATATAATGGAATCTCTAATCCCATAATGTTATTAATATTACCAAGAATAAATCTAATACGATTGAATACCCTTCTTGATTCACTGTCTGTAGATATTGTAGTTTTATTATATAAGTATCTTTCACATAAATCATGTACCTCGGTTCCTATTTTAGCAGACTCTTTCATTATTCTATTGGCTTCTTCATCACCCACTCTTTTCCTCCATTCATCTAATCCAGGTTTTGTTTGACTACCAAGAATAGTTGTAATAGAAGGATATGAATAACCTTCCGGTGTTATATATACTCTTTTACCGTCTACTGTTTGTCTTGTGGGAACTTGTAAATCATCAATATCATGTACATGATTAAAGTGTTTCATGTATTACCTTTCTCCTAAAATCATCTCAATATCAATAATATGTTTATCACGAATTATAGTAAATACAACTTTATCATTTATCTTTTTATTAGCCACAATAGTAGCAAGTTTATTGATTAGGACTTTTACACCATCAATCTTCAAAATAATATCCCCAGCTTTTAAAATACCAACAGCTGGGCTATCAGTGACTACCTCGGTTACAAACGCCCCTACACCACTAATATAATCTTTCATATCTTCTTTGTTAACTTTACGAAACATTATACCAACAAATGGTCGTTTAATCTTTTCACCAGTCTTTAGTCGTTCAATAACATTTTTCGCATAAGTACCATCAATAGCAAAACCAAGACCTATACTTCCTGATGAAGATCCACCACTACCTGTAACAATCATAGTATTGATACCAATTACATCTCCATGTAAATTAAACAACGGCCCACCTGAATTTCCCGGATTGATAGAAGTATCTGTTTGAACAAATGGAACAAATGGTGCTGCTGATGGAACTATTCTATTTAATGCAGAAACATTTCCAAAAGTTGCAGTAAATGATAGTCTCATAGGTGAACCAATAGCAATAACTCTATCACCAACTTCTGGTATATCACCCCATGAAACAAATTCAAAAGTCTTTTTAGCTTCAGATGCACCCAATTTAATTTTCAATAAAGCAATATCAGAAGCTTTATCATAATTGATTAAATCTGTTTCATACTTAGAACCATCTTTGAATGTAACAAAAGCCATTCCTCTGTTATTGGTAATATTATCAACAACATGAAAATTTGTAATTACATATCCATCAGCACTAACTACAAAACCCGATCCACCTCGTGGTAGTTCATCACCTTTACCAGGTGGTAATTGATCTTGTGGTCTATCACGAAACTTGAAATTACCATCAGGACCTGGATTCTGTGGTGATGGTTGTCGCGGTACCATTTGAGTAGCTACGGAATATGATTCAGCCGATACTTCTACAACAGCTGGCATAATTTTTGAAATAGTCGTTGTTACATAATCATGTTTTGCAAATACAGGTGTTGAATAAAACAAAAATGTTGCTAAAGTAATAGTCATAATTGTGGTTATAGCTTTTTTATACATACTGTTACTCCTATTTGGGGCTATATAATTTAATATTATTTCCACCAATCACACAACTTCTATCTATTTCTTTGTATACAAACACAATCGCCCATTGATTATTGGAAGGGTTCATCCATAAATGTGTTTCTATTATTTCTTTATGTCGATCCCCATTTACTAAACCTTTTGCCGCTATATTCATATGATAGTCATTATTCACCATATTGTTAATAAAATCTCTTGTATTACAATAAAGCATAATATCACTTAGTGGTTTTATTTGTTCTAGTTTTTTTGTTTTTTTACTACCAAACATACCATACTCTGGCGTTAATGGCCCAGCAGTCACGATGGTGTTAACAAAAAACAATAATAAAAACATTAAAAATACTTTTTTCATTCTCTTACCTCTATTTTATTTTTAGGATATTTTTTTTTAATTTCTCTTAACCTGTCATTAAATTCATTTGATGGTTTTTGTAAACCTTTTGTTGTTTCAAGTTTGAAAGGATCACCTAGATTTGGTGACGCAATAACTCTCTTAATATATCCAATATGATAACAAACTGGACACGGTTCTTTTAATGGTGTGTCTCTCTTTGCAATTGTATGTTGTTGTTCAAATTCATGTGAACAATTATTACATTCAAAATTATATATTGGCATTATATGCTAACTCCTAAAGGTATTTCAAATTGTGCTAATTTAGCTTTCCATTTCCAAAACGTTTTACCATGATCTGATTTATATAAATTCATCCATTGCCATTGGTGAATCATTTCATGGGCTAATGTGTAAAGAAATTCATTTTTATTAAAAAACTTTTTGTTTATTGAAAGTGTAGCATATATGTTTCCATAGCTATCTTCAAATGGAATATGTTCCGCATGACAACCTTGCTTTCTTTTTATTTCAATATCATTAAATGGATGTATATTATTATTGAATATTTCGGAATTAAATATATTAAACCATCTTGTTATTATACTTTTCGTTGGTACAAATTCATCTTGTATTTGTTTTCGTATTTCCTGAATGATATAGTTATCTTTAGAAATATACATTCAAGATCCTCCTTATTGTTGACTTTCGGGTCTGCCGCTTACCTTTCGTTTTACAATTACAGATGGTTGACCGCTTTCTGCTGTTATTTTTTTAGCAGTAAAATCTTTCTCTACTTTATATTGACAACTAATTTCATTACCAAAAAACGTAGCTGTATAAACAAAACTATCCCATTTTAATTTCAAAGGAAAATCAGAAACCGATTCTACTTCTACTGTAATATACTTTTCTTTAAATGCTTCTATAACAGTAGCATCATATTGTTTGGATTTCTTTTTCCCTTTTTGGAGATAATTAATAGTTGTTTTTAATTTTGATTCATCCATTTTTTATACCTTTCTATATAAATCTGGAAATGCTTCTAAGACTAATTTTTCAGTTAATCCATTTACTTTAAGTTTCTTTTTTAACATTTGTTCAAAAATCATTGACTCGGCAGGATGCATAGACTCTAACACTTGAATCAACAATTCAGTCATTCGTTTTTCAGATACACCTTGTGATTTTGGATGTCCGATAGCAAATACAGTACATTTTTGCATTTCCATAAGAAGGTTTGAAGGATTTAAACCTATTGGTGCATCATCTGGAACATATGACGGGAATTCTTTTCCAAAATGCCATTTAATATTAGGATCAAATGTTCCTTGTAAAACTGCTTTAAACATAGCGTTATCTTTTTGTTCTTTTAAAAAAACCAATTTGGCTTTTCTTGATTTTAACTTTTCAAATTCTTCAAATAACTCTGATAGATATTTTGTCATTTTGTAAAGTCTCCCATATTTTCCATAAGATATTTCAATTTATTTTTAATAAAATAATTCATTAACTGTCCTTTTTGATATTTTTTCTCTGTGTTATATTGTTCCAGTATAGCATTAGAAATATCTTTTGGAATTAAATCAAAATCGATTAAAATTTTATTTCTAATCCAACCGCGTTTCATTTCATCAGGAAACTCTTTTGGATCTTGAACAAGCCAAGATGATACTTTCTTTTTGGATATAGGCTTCTGTCTTACACCTTCAACAATACAATCATCAGCGGAAAGGATATTTGGAATACCGTCTCCTTTATCACCACGAATAATATGTTCCTTTAAATATATGAAAGGATCTATTCCATTAAGCATTTTCTGCTTCATTGGTGAAAATTGTTTTACCCACTTATATTTATAAAGTTGAGAAAAGTCCTTATCACTTGAAACGATCAATGATTTCTCTTTAAATGTCTTAGAAAGTACAGCAATCACGTCATCACCTTCAGCATGAGGAACTTTTACTACTTTATAAGGGAAAAATGTATCAATTTCTGTAATAATTCGACTTATGGTGTCAAATAATGCACTCCAGTCCATACCTTTTTCTTCTTTTTGTTTTTCTCTTACTACCTTTCTATGAGCTTTATAGTATGGAAAAACATTTTTCCTCCAACTCGAATGAAAATCAGTACATATTACAATCTCACCATACTTATCTTTATATTTATTTCTATATGACCTAATACTATTTAATACTAAATGTCGAATAAAATCTTCACTAAACCGTTCCTCGTCTGGAACTTTATGAGCTACCATAATCGAACCAACGATTACATTACTAAAATCAATAAGTATCATTTAAACTACCTCAAGTTTGGCCACATTTGTTATAGTATCTAAACGAAATGATCTCCATGCACCGATATCAATATCCCATACCGGTAATACTTCTTCATTATTTTTTTTATTATTTATGCTTGTTTCTGGAATAAAAGTTTCATGTAATGTACAATGCATTACTCTTTCCTCGCCACTAACCTTATTAAATGTTATTTGCATTACATTCTTTTGTAAATTTTTAATTAACGTTTCACGTTTCATAATATATCCTTTTAAGATGAGTATAGTTATAAACCTTCTTCTATTTTAAAAATTCCTTTGTGTTCTTCTCTATATTGACAAATTTTAACATAGGAATACTTTTTTAATAATTTAATACCATCATTATTTTTATAATCTTCTTCATAATAAAATTCTTTTATACCTGCCTGTAATATTAATTTAGCACAATGAACACATGGAGCATAAGTACAAAACATATGTGAATCTAAACCAGACTCATTCGACTTAGCTAGTTTTAGAATAGCATTAGCTTCAGCATGAAGTACTTCTGGTTTTGTCTGTCCATTTTTTTCACAGACATTAGATGCCCCTGCCGGCATACCATTATATCCAATGGAAATAATTCTATCATCTTTAGTAATAATACAACCAACCTTTAATCTTTCAGCGGTTGATAATTGTCCATAAATTCTAGCAACCTGTAAATGGGCTTCTATAAATTTATTTTTCATCTTTCTTCATACCTAGTTTTACTGCTTCAACAACTGCTAATTCTATCAACAAACTCATTTCTTCGTTTGACAATTTTATAGTTCTTATTTCTTCTGAAAACACATCCTTTTTTTTATCCGGAAATCCTTTATTCCTTTCTCGTAACATATTAAAAAAGTAATCCATACCACTTTTAATTAAAAGTAATTGCGTTTCATTATCCATATCTACAATCATTGTTGCAGACCCATCTTTATTTTCTTTTACTTCTTCAACTATTAGTTTTGTTGTCATTAAAATACTCCTAGTAAAATTATGTCTTTACCAATTCTTCCTGTTAATTGTTTTTCTTTTGTTTTCATTTCTTTCAAAGTTTTCTTTAACGACCCCTTTTTAAGATTTGACAATACTTCATTTGGTTTTCGTGCTGTCTTTTCAATTGATTCTGTTGTATCAAAATGTTGAATAGTAGTTCCTTTAACGCTAAATCCCCTGATAGAGTTTTCAGCACGATAAACACCAAGACGATTATACTTAGTATTGTAGACCCACAACTCATTGGCCCCAATAATCTTTTCTGGATTAATGCTAACCAACTTCAACTTAGGAAATTCAGTTTGGTACTTCATCTTCTTAACCAATCTTTCTGCAGAAAGAGTTTTCTTCTTTCTAGGCTTTCTTTGAGCCGTAGCATTTTTAATAAGACGGTCAATATCATCACAAATAATACCATAGAAGTCCATCATCTTTTTATGATACTTTGGTTTCAAGTGACTCCATGCTTCTAAGTAATATTCATCATCTTTGTTGTATACATCAACTAATTCATTAAAGCAATCAATATAAAACTGTCTCATTTTTCTTGCATGGACAGCTTTACAATTAATATTATTTAAATGTGCATAACAATCATATTTCAATTTATAGCCACTATTAATAAAATCATCAACTTGACCCTCAATAGCAGAAATAAAATCTTCTGCTTGTGCCTGAATACTGTCTTGAATATTTACTTTAGGTTTTTCTTTTTTCTTTTCTTCTTTTGGTTTTTTCCATTGATCAACATAACTAGGATCTTGAAAATTACCATTAATTACAGGAACAGCTCTTGTAACTCCATCCTGACATAACAAAAGATCATATGTTTTTGTTTCACTCATAATATAGTCTCCCTATCCCAAAGATTGCTATTGTTATTACTATCATATTTAGAACTATCAAGTTCGCACTACTTCTCATATAAGCATTTATGATATGGAGTGATGAACCGACAATCTGTATAATGAATATAGACAAAATACTCACAGCGTCACCATACCAAGCCATCAAAACATAGATGATGATGAAACATAAAGAACCAATCGTTTCGCAAGCCAGACGGAAACGATTGTTCTGCCAATCCTCAATAAGCCAGCTTTTCATAAGATCTTAATTATTTGAAATTGTCATTAAATAATTTGGAGTAGTAATTACCCATTCTGGATATTCAACGCTTTGTTGTGCTTCCCATTCTTTATCAGCTTGTTTATCCATATCCGTTCCTTCACCTTCTAAAGAATCCAACCAACATTCAAAATCATGTTTATCTATTTCATAATCTTCCCATTGATCGTCCCAAATACTCATTTTATTTAAACTCCCTTTATTAATTATTATACCTCTATTATACGGAAATTGGTCTTAAAAGACAAGGAAAAGGTGACGTTGTAAGTCATTGTTTTATAGGGAGTTACCGTCAATCACTATAACCCCTTTATTTACAAGGAGTTATAAATCCTTTGTTTGTATAGACTTAGAAACTATTTTTTTACTGATAAAATCCAATAAATCTAACACCCTACAGCTATATCCAAATTCATTATCATACCAGGCAAGTAATTTAAGGAATCTTTTGTTAATAACTTTTGTAGATAAGCAATCAATTATAGAAGAAAATGGACTTCCAATATAATCAATTGAAACTAATGGTTCACACGAAACATCAATAATACCATTCATTTTACCTTTAGACTCTTGAATGAAAATATCATGAATCATATCAACATTAATATCCTTTCCTAGTTCTATTGATATATCCAATAAGGAAACATTAGGTATTGGAACACGAATCGACAAACCGTCTAATTTTCCTTCCAATTCAGGAAGAACAATTCCTATATTCTTTGCCGCACCAGTAGTTGTTGGAATAATAGACATTGTTGCAGCTCTTGCTCTTCTTAAATCAGGATGTGAAGAATCAAGTAATGTCTGACCCATAGTAAACGAATGAATAGTTGTAACAGAACCATATTTAATACCAAAGTTCCTTTGAAGAATTTTGAGGAGAGGTGATAGGCAGGTTGTTGTACATGAGGAGGTTGAAATAATATTTGTATCTTGTAATTTATACTCTGTTTCATTCACACCATATATTAAAGTAGCATCAACATCCTTTGCAGGTGATGTTACTAAAACATTAGATGCACCAGCTTCTATATGTTGTTCTAATGAATGTTTGTCTGTAAACTTACCAGTTGAATCAATAACCACATCAACTTCTAATTCCTTCCACGGAAGTTTACTAGGAGTTTTCCTATCAAAGTTTGGAATTGTTTTTCCGTTAATGATTAAATTATCTAATTCGTATGTTACTTCACCGTTAAAATGACCATAAATGGAATCATATTTAAAGAGATGTGTTCGAACATCTACAGTTGTACGAGCATTAATAGCTACAATATTATAATTTTCATTGTCAATAAGTTTACGAATTAAACTTCTTCCAATACGACCAAATCCATTAAACGCTACATTGATCTTTTTATTTTTTACCATATCGTCCTCACTTTAATGGATTAATCCAATGTTTATAACAATTGTTTTTATATTTTTGAAAAAAGAAAGACATTTCACATATATAATAATTTCTGTATCTTGCACCAAATAGTAATGGTTTTAACTTTCTTGTATCATATAATACATAAGTTCCCTTTCTAGTAATCTTAATGAATAGTAACCAAAGGTCTTTATCTTCAGCGTCGGCTTCTACTTGTTCTATCCAAGTATCTAATTGAGCTATTTTTGTCTTTTTAATTAATTGATGAAATGGTAAATCTGCATAATTTTTGCACTCTGCCACAAAATTACAAAATGATACAGGAGGAATAATATCACCTTTAGACAATTTGATTTGTTCCTTAGTCAATACATCTTTTCTATGAGCATTCATTCCTCCGGTATAAGCACCGGAATTAGGTACACGCATAAAATTATCCTCATATAATTCCGAAAGAAAGACGCAGACATCACGCTCCCAGCTAGAACCTTTTGTTTTACTTTTTGAAGTCATAAATGGAATTCATCATCTTCATCTTCATCTTCATCTTCATCTTCTCTAAAATAAACAGGTGCCGAACAAAATATACAAAACTTTGGTGTTGGCATATCTTCATCCAATTCTAAACAAAAATTATGACCACAAGAATCACAATAAAATCTTATTTCGTATTCATCCATTGATTAGTCCCCTGTAAGATCCACTATCTCGCACTTATCTCCGGTACAAGAGTATTCTTGCGACCCTCTAGTATGATCCTCCTTTTCAAATTTATTAAGCCCTGACCAATTTATTTTTTTTGGCATTGCTTTAATAAATTCCTCATATTGTTCTTTTGTACAATCTTGATATGGTGCTTGTCTATATGAATGGTCTGCATATGGTAAAAATGAAATACCAGAAATCATATCAAAATGTTTATAAACCCATGCACCTACCTCTATCCACTCCGATTCTTTTACAGTAATTGTAACTGATGGTTTATGTTCACACCAATGTTCTTGATACAATTTCCAAAACTCTAACTGCTCAATAGCTGTCTTATCATTTCGACAAATTGCCCACTTAGCTGATTGAATTGGAAATGAAAATACCCATGTATGTTCTGGTTTAGTTACATCAGATTCATGTGGAATACCTTTCTCTACCATAAACTGACACAAAGGATCCTTCTTATCTCCTCGTACAGTTCTAATATAAAATGGTGAATGTCGTGTATGAATACCAGAAGCTGCATCAACCAATTGTGAAACAGTACCAGATGGTTTCACACAAGTAATAGATGCAGATGGATTAATACCAAGTTGCTTTGCATGAAACTTATTAGTTGCTACTGCAAGTTCCTTCAATTCATTTAACAACTTTGGTAATCCTTTCTTATTTATTCCATAATGAGTACCATTAGTATATGCATTATCCATGATACCAGTTAACGACACACCAAGTAAAGCTTCTTCATCACAATTATTTTTCCACTCTTTAGACAAGTAACGAAAGTTTGTTAGTGTTGCCTGCCAGGTTCCAAGTATTGTTGCAAGACGAACTTTCTCTTTAAGAGTATCTGGTTTATCATTTGGCCTGATAACCACTTCTGTCAAATTACAAAATTCTTTATCTCTTAGGATAATTTCACTGCAAGGGTTGGTTCCAAAATTATAGTTAGCATCCCTACGATCACCAAGTTTCTCTACTTGTTTCTTTGCTGCTTCACGATTAAAAATACCTCTTTCACCCGATTTAGATTCAATCAATGCCATCCATTCTTTAAGAAATATATTTACATCAGGTGTTTCTGTATATACAACAGAATTATTAGACAATGCACGTTGAGTATTATCCAACCACCATTGTCCTGTTTTTGCCTTTCTCATTCTTTCATCTGTAAGATTAGACAACGAAATTAAAGCTGATCTTCTAACACCACCAACTACAACTATCTCAGCAATCTTACACATTATATCATGGCATTCCATAGAATTAAGTTTTCTACCAAGAGATTGCTTAAATGTCTCAATCGTAAATCGAAAAAGATTATCCACGGGTGTAGGTCCTGAAGCTCTACCACCAAAAGTTTTTAATCTTTCGCCAGCTTTTCGTATTTTTGTTAAATCCCATTTTGGTATCTGTCCTGCATATAACATGGATATTAATTCTTTATATGCTTTCGCCCATCCAATTTTGGAATCTGCAACAACAATAGTTGTATCAGTAGTAAATAACTCATCTGGTACTTCGGGAAGTTTTTCCACCTCTCTACGTTCAACAGAAAATCCTACACCAGTTCCGCACATCAAAATGAACAAACATTCATCAAATGCTCGTATTCTATTAACAGCTAAATATGCACAATTATATCCTGCAACATTATCACGCTCCAAGGCTTCTCCGGCAGTCATTAATGAACGCATTGATGGCATAATTTCCATATTCAATACAGCTTGTTCTAATTCTTTTCTACTACTCTTTACTCCTGGTTTTCCCTTTAAGTGTTCTTCAAAAAAATCAAAGTATCTCTTTACAGTTTCTTCCCAGGTCTCTCGTCTATTTTCATCTGCCAACCAACGAGCATATCTACTCAAATGTATAAATTTTTGATAATCAGTTATCACACTCATATATTATTTCCTTTGTTTCAAATAATTATCTAATAAACCATTAATATTTTTCTTACTTAATCTTTTTAGGATTCCGTTCATCATCATCTCCAAAAAGTACAATTTTCATATCTTGAAATGCATGTTTCTTATGTAATGCTTCACTTGTTACTGCGTCTTGTTCTATATTTGCATAACGATTAATCATCTCACTTAAATATTCTTCTGTTTGTTCTTCTGTTAAAAGCATTTATTGTGTTCTCCTAACATCGTCTCCATTGGGACAGTTGAAAATCTGCTTGTAGTCCTGAGTAGGTATTATGATTTATAATCTCTACAATCTCATCAGTAGTTTTTCCACCGAGAATCATTTCATTAATATCCTTCTCTTTTACACTATCAGGCCATATACAAACACTATAACCATTTTGAATTACTTTATTTAGTGCATCTACTATTTGGATATTCCTCCTTTCATTATCCAAGACAATTACGTCGCAAACAATACCTTTAAAATTTAATCCTGCCGAAGCTAAGCAATTAGGCAAAAATAAACTATCTAAAGGTCCTTCAACACAATACTTAATTTCTGTATTATCTATGCGCTCTTGGCCATAAATTAGGTTCTCTACTCCTTCAAATTTAATTGTTATGTATTTACATTGATCTTTAGGGTCAAATGATCTACCTTGATAACCAATGACATTATTGTTACTATCAAAAAACGGAATCACCAATCTCGGTGTATCTTGTTTTAAAGATCGAAATTTATTTGGGATAAGTTTATTAGTCCACTCTTTAAATTTCGTACAAAAATAAAGTTTGCTAAAATACTTTTCTGGTATTTGTCTTTGTCTTAAATAAAACTTAGCGGGATGTTTGTCGAATAAGGACTCAATAGTTGAAAGTCCTTGTAAAACACGATTGAATTTTGGTTTGAAATTGAATTGAGGTATGATAGTTTTTGGTTCATCTTGTTTCTCCTTGTATCGTTCAGTAATATATTCTTTATGTAAAACAGGATTAACTTTTTCTAAAAACTTACCGAAGGTGGTTCCGTAGTCACAATTATGACAACGATAAAAGTATTTATTACCCTTCTCATATATAAAGCCACGGCGCTTATTTTGGTGTTTCTCTGAATCACCACATATTGGACATCTGAAGTTCCAAAGGTTGTGATGGTTTTGTTTAAATCGTTCTAATGTTGGTGATAATAATTGTATATATTTTACATCAATATAAGTGCTCACTTTAATCCTCTCTATAATAACTCCCAAAAGTTGTACTCAATACATCTTTTAGATTCACACTCTCCTGTTTAACATATCCGTCTTGTGGAAGCTTACCATTTATATATAATTCCACCATTGCTAATAGACCAATAGCTGTTGTATATTCAATAGCAGTCATAAAACGACCATTGATTCTCTCCGGCTTAAACGCCTTATAATATGTTTTTTCTATATAATCATTATTATTTTTATTACCACCAGCATAAGCATATAAAATAACTACATCTTTTCTTGTTGTGGGAATATGATTTTTAAAAATACTAATCAGGTCATGTTGTGAAATACCTAAATCATTAAAAAGAAAATCAACATAATCATGATGTCCTATTCTTCTTAATGTTTTATAATTAACATTTACGAACGGGTATCTACATGAAAGAGTTTTAGCAAAGGTACCGATACCACCGGAAGTGTGAAATGCTTCGTATTCTTTTCCATCAATTGTAATTTTTTCATAACCAGACAATGCAGGAACAAGACCAAATTGACCTTTCTGAACCACCTGACAATCACCCAAATATTCATTAACTAAACCATCACCACTCCATGAACTATGATATCTTAATTTATTAGTAGCATTTTGTGATAAAGCACCAACTCTAATTTTAACATCATACAATTCGGTAAATTCAGTAATCAAATGATTTGTTATCACTGTAGACATACCAGGAGCTAAACCACAATGTGGCATTGTGAAAGGTATTGATTGTAATTTTTTAATATAATTATCTAATTCTTCATCTTCGGATAGATCAAAGTAGGGAACATCATACTCATAACAATATTGATATAAATCTATATTATGATGATATGGTAGTGCATTAATGATAAGAGACTTATCTTTAACAAATTCTTTGAATTGTACAGATTTACCAGTTCCATCTGGTTCATATGTAGGTTTAGTCACTTTAAGTTTAACAAAATCATCCTGCGGAATATCTTTGTCAACTATATCAGCTATAGAAACTTTATATTCACTATTACTACTTACTAATAATTCATATATTGCAGTTCCTATTCGACCTGCACCTGCAATTCCGATATGTATATTTTTATTCATAACACCATTGTAACATAAAAAATATAATTAAACAAGGAAAACTATTTTAGTTTAACATCAGATTGTAATATATATCCAATAAGAGTAGCTATAGTAATAATTCCTCCATAAATAACTGCTTTCCATTTTTCCAAAGCAGACATTCTTACATCAAGTTTGGCAAATTTATCTAATATTTCTTTATGTATTTTTTGCTGAAATTCAGTTTCTGTAGCTATATGAGTGTCAAATCTATCATTAAGTTTTAAAACCTTTTCAGCTTGTTCTTTATGTTTTGATGAAATATGAGTTTTTAAAAACTCTGTGTCTTTATCCTGTTCTGTTATTCTATATTCTAAATGTTCTATATCTTTACTCAACATCAAATAAACAGTATCACACTGCTTCGGTAAGTCTTTTTCTGACATTGGTTATTTACTTTCTTGACAATCTTCTAATTGTTTTAATAAACTGTTTTCGGTGTCGAAACGATCTTTTATCCATTTTGGTGTTACTTCATAATTACCATTAGATAGTTTACTTATTTGACTCTCCCCGACCACTCTTACCTGACTTTGAGCGGTCAGACAACCACTCAAAAAGACTATCAATATTGTCAGCATTACCATCTGCAAGGGCATTGTCCATTTTCTTTTTTCGTTCTTGAAACTCTTTAAAGCTTGGTTTTGGTTTGTTCTTTTGTATTCTGTCATATATATTTAACCCCGCTGATAAAATGTTACCGATCATTGAAAACATTTATTTCTCCTTCCTTACCATGATTCCTGATTTACCTCCATCTGCTTTAGAATACTTCCTAAGATAAAGCATATGTCCTGACGTTTCATGTTGAACAATAATAGACTTATTAGGATTCTTTTTTGCATAAGCATAAATACGTTTTCCTGAATCAGAAGTTATGTCTATATGTTTTGCCCAACGAGCAAATTTATCTTTTCCAAATTTACACTTTGAAAAATCTGCATTATTTACTTTAAAGACGGGCATACTAGCAAATGTTGAATCAGGTATTATTACATCTGGTGTTTTAACAGAAGCTTCAACATCTTCTTTATAATCTTTCTTCTTCTTTTTTTTACGTTTTAAGAATAACATTTTCTTTGTGCTAACACTATCATCATCACCAGTCCCTACTACAGCTGAACCTGTTGCATTAACTGGAGCTTCTTCATTTTTGTTTTTCATAATCTTCTCCAAGTAATTTCTTTAATTCTTTATTATCTTCTGCTTCTTCACGAAGGAAAACAAGTGCCGCGACAGCATAGGAACCTATCTTTGACTTACCGCCAGGAATTTTCTCCATAAGTCTTTTCATATTAAAAATAAATCTTATTAACATAGTATAAGATTCTTTTTCTTTACTTGTTTTTAATGTTCTAGCTTTTCTTAATACTTTACCTTTTTCATCAATAATACCAAATTTATAAGCATCTTGTTCTTCCCAAGGCTTTACTAATGTGGTAATAATTCTATATGTGATATAGGTATCAACAATTGCGGACATTTATTCCATACCTCTTAGTTTATCTATAATTGTTTCATCCAGACTTATTTCAGTATATTTATCAAGTGGGATTCTATTTAAATATACTAAAAAAGTCTTTAATATTGGATGAAAAACGGCTTCTACTTTGTAAAATAATATTCTAGTAGCTGCTTCACTTTCAAAGACATTATAAAAAGTAACAAGGTGATTAATAATCAATCTTTCTTTTAGTACTTTTTCATCACTATATCTTTTGAATAATCTACGAATATAATGAAGTCTTTTAATATCTTCAAAAAACTCTTGAATATCTTTACAATGTGGATTATCATAATGAAGTAATGCAAACATCATGTAATTGCCATTCGTCAATTCACTAAAATTCATAAAGCCTCTTTTAAGGTGCCATATATGGCCATAATTTTAAATATTTTTTTTCATACCATTCTTTATGAGTTTTATACTTAAATATAAAATCACTGGTTTTATCTACACCGTGCCAATCTTTTTCATTAATATACTTCCAATATGTCCATCTTTTTATCACATAGTAAACATATTTATCACTTGGTAATAACCAATGATCGCCATTGTCTGTTATTTTGTATACACAATTTTCTTTACAAGCATATGCCTCAATTAAAGAATATGTAACAATAACATCAGCTAAATTATCACGATTTGTATCTATATAAAATGATACCGTCCTTGGAACTTCTTCAGGTATCCAATTAATTATTTCATTTACTTCTGGTATCTTTGGTTCGTTTATATGTTCTTTTGCTTGTACATTACTAGTCAATAAAAAACATAATATAATAAATACTAATTTCATTGTCTTTCCTCTTTTATTATTAACTATATTATAACAAAATTCTAGTGAAATAACAAGGAATTAGTATAACCTATTATTACAACAGGTTATACTATGCGACAACTGTAATATTGGTAGATGCAGCTAAAGCACTATGTGTGATTGTAGCATTTGTAGAAGTTCCTGCTTCTTTAATTGTTCCACCATTTAATGCAATTGCATTAGTACCAACAGAAAGAACATCACCGGCAGTTGTAGCGGCACTTGCAGCTGCAATAACCAAGGTAAATGTCAAACGATTTGTACCAGTACCACTTGCATAACTCAAAGTATGATTAGCATTAGTATCATTTGTTACTGTTAATTGTGGTGTACCTGTAACGTCTACTTTTTCATTATAGTTGGCTGTTACTGAAAGAGTTCCGCCATCTGATTTATCAAATGCTGTAATATTCCAATTCACAGATGAAATATCTGCAATATTAAGTTTTGTTGCTCCTGAAAGATCACCAATGGCAACTAAAACTTCTTCATCTGCACTAGCGTTATCATTTCCACCAGCTGCTTTTACCCAACCTTTAGTGGTTGCATAAACAGAACGCTTTTCAACTTCTGTTAAATGTTTTGGTTTTGCCTCATCGGCATCTGTTGCTCCCCATAAACCCATTTTAATTCTCCTCTGTTAAAAATGTTTTTTCTTTAGTGTTTCGTTTCTTTTCTTTTTTCACTCTTTGAACAGAAGGATTTTCTGAACCATTACCATAAATTACTTTTATTTTTCCATTTTCATCAAGTTCAAATTCAAACTCTTGGTGATTTTTAATACCACCTTGAACACAACTAATATGAAAATTATATACATTACCTTCACACAAAACTTGTCCTACATTTTGGTGATAAGCAGCTATTGTTCCTTTCATAACACTCCTTTCAAATAACACAAGGGGGAGTTTAACTCCCCCTTACATCATCACTTATTTTTTATTCTTATTATGATTGATATTCAACGACAACCAATTAAGAACTGGCCAAACTTTTCCCAAGAAAGGAATCTTTACAGCTTCACTATCCTTTAGTGTCATTGTAACAGCATTAGCCGCAACAACAATAGTTGTAAAAATTCCCCACCAAGATTGCTGGGCCATCCAACCAAATACCATAGTTTCCATATTCAATACTCCTTTAGTTTAATGATACAACCAACCAGCTATACCCCAACCTAGCATGAAAAAAATCAATTTGCTTAAATGTGGATGCATTAGCTTTCTCCTTTTTTGTGGTTAATAATATTTATACTATTTATTAAAAATGGCATAAATGACACCAACAGATGCAAGACCTACAAGACCTTGTGCGCCAAGTGATCCAACAATAGCTGTGATATTACCAATAACATCACCACCAATAAATGGAACAGCCTTACCGAAAATTACTTGCATAATAATTGCCAATGCAAGTAATGATACTCCCGCTTCTGTTAGTTTTTTTACCCAACCAAGAATTTGATCGAACATTTTGTATACTCTCCTTTGAATTATTATAGGGATTTTTTGTATTTATTTTAATGTCGATATATTAAAACTATCCCAGTAAAAAATGTTTATCGACTATTTCATTCTTTTTTGAAGTTCTTTAAAAACTTTCTTTGCTAACTTAGAATTCTTTGTTATTAAACCATCGGCAAATTTCTTAAATTTTTCTTTCTTAACATATTCTCTCATCTTAGAACCAGAGATACCTTTAACACCTTCTGCGTCAGGATCGCGGTCACCAGCTGATGCTACTGAAAAATCTTTAATATTATCTAAATCACTATCAACAAACTTTGACATATTCTTTTTAAACTCTGTGACTCTATCACTACCAACAACAAAAACTACCTTAGAAAACTTTTGATTGTTAAGATATTCTAATACATCAAACGGTGTTCTTATAGATGTATCAGTATTTATAATGTTACCAAAAACGTCTTTGAGGACTTCAATCTTTGTTTTATATGTTAAAGGATTCTTTTTATTGTCCTCTGTCTTAGAAGGATAGATCATTGGGATTCCTTTTTCTTTCTTAGCAACCATTATAACTTTTTTAATTAGTTTAGCATGGCCAGAGGTAGGAGGATTCATCCGGCCGAAAGCAAATACAGCTGTCTTATCTTTTGCTTCGTTAAGAAAGCTTTTGAAGGTTATCATATCTTTTTAAGTTGCTTTTCTAAAGCTGTAATTTGTTTTCTATTTAATTTAAAACTCTTTGGCCACCAATCAGGTCTGTCACCATCAACAAGTTTTTGAAGATCACCGATCAATTTTTGTTTGGCTCCATCTCTCATTCCCTTAGTTATTTTTTTTAAATCTACATCTCCGACAGCAACTCCTTTTGTCATCATTTGCATTGGATCAAGATTTCTAACAGACCTACCATCAAATCCTATTTCATTAATAAAACTTTTAAAAGTTTTCAATAAAATCATTAGTCTTCCTCATTTTCACCTTTCCACTCTTTATCGATTTCATTATAGAATTTTTTCTTATCGGCATCTGATAATTCAGATGGGCTACCAACACCATACTTTTTTAATTTCTTATTAAAAAAAGCTTGATATTCTGCTTTAGTTCCGTCCATCAGTTCTTTAAATGTTTTCATATTCTTCTCCGTTTAATCCAACTTCTTTCAAAGCTGTTTTGATTTTTTCCAAACTAATTTTATGGAAAGTTTTTTTAATATTCATCATTCTTACATTATTTGGACATGCACATTCATATTTATATAATGCGTCACATTTAACACAATACCTTGACTTAACTTTAGTAATAGTCATTCCCTTTTAAACAATCCTCCATACAATAAAAATCCTTATCTCGATACAATGATGCTACAATATGTATTCTTTCTATTTCACTTCCATTAAACTGACTATGATAATGTTCTGTATCTGTAAACCATGATTCTCCAGTTTTCATATGAAGTACTTCATCTTCTACTACCATCATAGCTCCAAAACCAGTAACTATCGGAATATGTATTCTTGGTTCAGGGTCACGATGCCAAGATAATGATGCTCTTGGTTTTGATAACATCAAACGAACACGACCTAATACACCATTATATTCTTTTTTACAATAATTATTTATCTCATTATAAACTTCTTTAAAATAGGTATGGTTAAATTCAGATATAAATTCTGAATATTCACCCTCATCTAACTTTTGTTGACGGCTTTCTTCGTTACCATCGACAAATAAATGATATATGCCACCATTTCCTTCATAGTAACAACCAGGTGCTTCTTGTCCTTTTTTTCTTGTCAAACAAATCTGCTGATATTTCTTATCAACATTTAATGCTTGTTGTGGCCATGGTGCAATTTCTAATACTTGTTTTAGTGCTTCTTCTAATTTTTCTTGATCAAATACAAACGGTAATTTTTGAAAATAACGGTAAACTTTATGTTCCATAATATCACCTCATTAACTAATAGTTGCTCCATTAGATGCCAAAACATGCCATTGTGAATTAGATTGTATTAATACAAGTGTTTCTCCTACAGCATTAAAAACGACTGAATCAAATGATGATGATGCGGCACCTGTTATCGTTAATGTAGAATCACCACCACCAGCTGTAACACAAAGAATAATCTTAATCATTCCATTCTTTACACTTGTATTTGTAAGTGTAAGTGCTGACGCACCAGCTGCTGTTGTAAGATGCGTAATTGTTGAAGTAATATTTATTGCACCCGCACCACTCAATGCTTGTGGTGTCTGGTTCAATGCAATAAGACTTGGGATATAACCAAATAGATTATCAACTGTTACTTTTTTATTTACTGGTGTTCCACCCGGATCATCAATAACATGAAGTAAATCTTCTCCGGCTATTGCAGTTCCTAGTGCTGTTAGTGCTGTAATTTTCTTATCAGCCATTTTGTTCTCCTATTCATATAGTTTATGTTACTATTTATGTGGGTATTGTAACCAATTCGGTACAAGCTACCGTTGGTAATGTAAAACTTCCTACGTTTGAAAATACATAGAGATAATTATCACTAGTTAGGGTAAGCGTTTGTGCGTTGCCAGTCATATAGGCACTGCTATCCGAATACCAAGTCGTCTCCGGGGACGTGCCTGCAATACCCACTCTAGCAGTTGCCAGAGAAGGAAATATCATAATTCGTCCACTGGAAGATGATATTCTATCAAAGGTATAATAAAGGTCTGTATAATAATGTGTACCAACCTTATGGTCGCGAGAGGTGAAAGTCGCATTGCCTGGAGAGTACAAACCAATTCTATTAGTATGATTTGTGCCGGCACCTCTCAGCAGCATATATACGGCCGCATCCCAACCAGAGCTACTTTGACCAATATTAGTGCCTTTGAAAGGTGAGTTAGCTTTTTGCCAACCAATAAGTACGTTGTCATTCTCTACCCAACCTGTACCATCTACAGCAGGACCGCTACTAGCAACTCCTCCCATATCCTCTAGTAAACCCCAAAACTCTGGATATATAATCATTCGTTTGCCAACAGCAACAGCCTGGTCTATTCGGACCATCTCAGTTGCATTCAATATGCCATCATCATCATAACCCATATTGGCAGCAGTTGTAAATGTTGGTGCAAAGTTTGATGCCGCAATCTCTACATCACCACCACCAAAAAAGTTATCTGCTAGGCCAGTAGTATTAGTTCCTAGTCCATGGTCGAAATATACTGCATTACCATCAGCAGCACTATCTTTAGTTGCAATAACTCGGTTATTGGTGTGGTCATGTAAATCTATCTTATTATTACTTGCATGATATCTTAGTTGTATCTGAGTAACGCCTTTAGCAGGATCATCCCAAACACCAGCATTATTATTACCAGTTGCGTCATAATCTTCATTGGCTGTGTTGAATGTCATATTGAAAAGGTCGATGACTTGTTCTGAATTATTCATCCTAAATCCCCAATCCCAATAAGTCATCTGAGTATCAACATTAGTAAGACCGGATGCGTTATTAGATGACTTCCATCCGCCAGTAAAAGTTGAAGCGCCTGTATCAGCAGTCGTCCATCTAAAATAGTTGCCGGGCATTAGTCCAAGCCGATGTCTCAAAACTGTTTCATTTTTTAGAGCATTATTCACTGTAGGTCTATTTATTCTCCAGTTTTTCCATGGTTGTGGATAGGCTGTTGGCGTATGTTTATACTCCCAACCATAGTATCTCAACTCAGGCGCCAGTGGAACTTTATTATTACCACTAGCACAAATACGAATCGCATTACCATCACAAGCAACAGTTGCTGTGGTGATAAGAGTTTCTACACCAGCGGTGTTTGTATCATACCATTTTATTTTGTTATCACCGTGGTCATATCTCATAGCAACCCATTTATTATTCACGCCATAATTAGCAGTAATATCAAAACCTTGATTGTCATCAGTTAAGTTAGTACCATCAAATCCAACCCATCGGACCCAAGCAGTATCATCAGCATTTCTCACACCTATATAAGTGTTACCAGAACCGCCCATACCCTCTTGGAAAATAAATTCTTGGCCTGGGTACATATACTCACCCCAAATCCATCGCCCACTGCCATCAAAGTCATCACCTGTGAATCTATGATTAGGTATGTATCTGGATGATGGGTGTTTATACCATGCACCAGCAAACGGTTCAAACGTCCAAGTTGTCCACGCCATACTGCTTGAAGCGCCAGCAGTAAATCCAATATACAAGTAGGCTGGATTACCATCCATATCAACATCTTTAGTAAACAATACCTCCTCATTATCTTCATCAAAAACATCAAGGCTATTATCTAAATGATATCGGAGTGATATCTTTGCTCCACCCATACCTGCTGCTGTCTGGGTACCAGAACCGTATCGTGTGGCGTAAGGGTTAATAGTATAACCTTGGTTTTCCCTAAGATCTCTGCTTGATGTTGCTCGGAAACTGGGATCAAGGTGCTGATGAACTGAAGTTTGTCCTGTTGCTGTACCAGTATAGCTCCAACTAAAATAATGATTAGACCAAGTATTCGGTGTAACACAAGTCATCTTCTCGCCTGGATGCAATGCCGTACCATGTCTGATAACCGTATTTGCTTCAACGCCATCACGCCAAGTTGTATCGTCCGGAGTCTGCTCATTAGCAACGATTTCCCATGTGTGTTCTTTATATGTAAAGGTGGGTAGATCACCACCAGAGACTTCATACGCCCCACTTATTGTAACTGGATTACCATCTTCAGCATCATTTGCTGTGGTAATAAGTGTTCGGTGTTCAGAATAGGTTCCTGTACTTCTCTCCCATAATTGCAATTTATTACTACTGTAGTCATACACTAAAGCAAGTTTAGTAGAACCTTGTATTACATCATAGGCAGTTGCCAAGTCAAAACCCTGTGTGTATGTACCAGAACCAGATTGTGAAATTTGGTCGGCCGCACTGAATCTTAAAGATTTAGTCCAATAGGATCCTCTACCGGGGTCCGATGGATCATATGTAGCATTTCCACCCCAAATACCTAGCCAACGAGCTTGGGAACTAGAAGTATGGTCAAAAAGGAATTCTTCACCTCTGGCCAATTGTCGGCCATAGTGCCACGGGCCTGTGTCAAGTGCTGGTGTAAGAGTGGTTAGTTGTGGCCCAGGAGTAGTATCACCAGTACCAGGATTAGCATAAGTTTGATACCAATATGGTAATGCGGTTAATATGGGCGATGTTAATGCTATAGTAACAGTCGAACCATCATTCATAGTTAGAATCAAGTCAGTTCCACTTACCACACCAGTAGATACTGAAGTATGCACCTCATCAGCAAGAAGGGAACCACTATCTTCCATTAATATTTGGTCACTATCTTCTTGTAAAATATATGTAGCAGATCCACCACCACCACTATCTGCCAATGTAGTAACATCAATATCAACAGTAGAGGCATCATCCAAAGTCAGTGTCATCGTGTTACTAGACACAGCACCACTCACTACTGGGTTACCAGCACCACCACTAGCACCGTGAGATACTGAACGAGTATCTACACTCAGGAAAGTTCCATCTGATCTTCCGAGAACTGTATTTAATTCTTCACTGTCGAACTTGCCGCCTGTGTCATCTTCATTTACAATAAACCCAGTGCCATCCTCTAAACAATATTGAACAGCCGCCAATCGGAAACTAACAACAGATGTACCGCCCACTGACGATAGACCTGAACCACCTTCGTCACCGGCCGCTTCTTCAATAGTATAACCTAATATATTATTAAGTTCTGCAATGGTCTCAGCTTGGCTTGTATGTGCTGCAACTCTAACATCAAAATTGTTAAGTTCTCTATCAGTGTTCCAATTTCTAGTCCACCAATGACCGAAATGTGTATTTTTTATTTCAAAGAAGTCTTCACCACGAAGCTCTGTTTCTTCAATGTTCAGAATATTAATTCTATTTGTTCTATCACTAGCAACTGCTTGTAAGCTACCTAGTGGATGAGATCCTAGTCTTCGAGCTCTACGAGTAAAGACAACACTAAGGTTATCTTTAGACCGTCTTACTAAAAATTTTCTTGCTGTTCTGGCCATTAGTTCAATACCCCCACGACTGATGAATCATTCAATGTGAAATCACAACTACAATTTAATTCAAACTGACCAAAACCCCTCTGTGCATTTGTGTTACCTACATACACGGGAAATATAAAAGTTCTTTCGTGTAATGCACCAGCACCATTAGCCATTTCTTGTGCAGCTACTGTTTGGAAGAAAGAATATGACTGAAAGAAATCACCTGTGATATTTCCACTATCATCTTCTAATACTATTCTATCTCCATCTTCATTCAATACATGCTCCGTTCCATCATTAACAGCAACAAAACGAATCCTACCTGTTAACAAAGCATTATTTGTTTCGGGGTATACATCTACATTTACTCGAAATAAAACTACACCATCTATAGGAATCTCTGCAAATGAAAATCTATTTGTTGAATCATCCCAAATACGACTTGTAAATGTAGATGGTAATTGATTATCAGCATTACCTCTGACACATGGCATTACAGTCCAAGTGTTTTCTTCTATTTCTAATCCATTAACAGCTCCTGCATCATTTACTATAAGTGCTAAGGATGCATCACCTGTATATTCATAACCTGATGGGTCCCATCCCGTTGAAGTAGATACTGACCCTATCCATTTTTTTGTAGATTCTTGATACTTGAGATACATTCCATCAGACTTAACTGAGTCTCTATCAATATCATCAAGATACTCTAAACGAACTTCACCAGAACCGGGTGAATACTGTCTTAAATGAACAAGTGATTTTTGTACTTTCTCTATACGTTCAGCAAGTTCTCCTACCTCTTCATTCTCATATACTCTTGGTTTATCAAGATAATCAATTGGTTTATCAAGATAATCAAGAATACCTGATGATAAAAGATTTGCAGTTTCATCTGCAAGAGTTATAGATATTTCTTCTGGAAGAACAACTGGTTTCTGTTCCTTTTCTTCAAGCCATGATGCCAAACCTTTTAATTTTAGAGATAATTCTTTATCCGTAGATTTTTCTTCTGGAAAAACCTCTAATTTCTTTTCTTCAGGAACAATATATTGATGATCCAGATTTTCTGATGATATAAGATCCGTGGTTTGAGCCACAAGATCATCTTTTTCTTCAGGAATAACATCTGGTTCCTCAACTTCTTCTTCTGGAATGACATCTTCTTCAACAACTTCTACATAGTTTTTTGATAAGGCTTCGTGAAAAGCTCTAACTTCTTCTGGAATAGCATCTTCGATCAATTTCATCTATTAGTCCCAATCCTTTGCAATAGTAAAATTAGCATGTGAAAAAGTAAGTCTATCAACTAACTTAACAGCACCACCATCAGCTGAATCAATAGCAACAAATCCTTCTGGTGCTGTAACTTTAAAACCATCACCATCTCTTAGAAATGTTCCAATACCCCTAATCGTTTCTAATTTCTTAACAACCATATTCTTTGCTTCAAGAATACCTATATAAGTCGCCATAGTAAAATATAATTCTGTTTTAAATTTCCTTAACGCTTTTTTAGATTCTTTCTGTATATCTTGATATGGTTTTTTACCTTGAACAGTTTTCTTTACATCAATCTCTTTTTGCACTCTATCAACATAATACTTTTCAAATTCTTTAATAAGTTTTTTAGTATCGGCAATTCTTACACCAGCACGAATCTTGGTATTAAAAAATACTTTCATCCACGGCGCTAATCCCCACTTTTTCTTATCAGCAATTTCTTTTCCTAAAAGATTTAAAAATTTACCAGCCTTTTTAACTGAACCTTTAATTTGGTTTATTTTTTTCTCTAATTTATTTACTTCTGACGGTGTGAACATAGCTGCATTTGCAGTATCAACATATGCATCATCAGACCAAACATTTTTAGTTTTCTTAAACTTAGATGCATCAACACCAAAAGATGCACTTAATGAATCAATAGTGTCTCCTGTATACTTTGTGTGCCATACCACTCCAAGACTTGCCTTTCTCATTTCAGATGCCAAGTCACTATCTTCTGGAACAGCATAGGTGATAGTATTAGGACCAAAAGTTAACATACTGACATCATCAATAGTCTCCTTCTTTAAATCACCTTTAGAAAACATGATATCACCTTGATAGATGCCTTTCATTCCAAGATCGGGTAAGTATTTCAATGCAACTCTTAATTTATCTGAAGGACCCTCTGAACCATGATTAGCGTCAATGTCTGCTTTGGTATAATTTATTTTTGGGGTCTTATTAAACATTGCTTTCGTTGCAACGAAAAACTTGCCGTTCTCTGGATTGATACCAGCAAATATTGCTGGGGCTCCATCCCACTTTACAGTTATATTCGTTTTACTTTTCCCACCAGATAACATATCTTTTAGGGAATTTAAAAACTGAATAGCTGT